GAAGAACACCAAACGGAGCAAAACAACTTCACACAGCTTTAAAGACGTTGTTCTTTGAGACCCCTTTAAAAGGGCCTCGAGAGCTTCGTCCTAAAGCTAACAGGGACTTTGTGTCAACAACGTACTCCTTCGCCACCATATCTTGTATTAGATCTGGTAGGTAAAAGACGTTACGGAGTGCTAATAAGACTACTTTTGGAGAGAGAGGACTCAAATCCTTTCCTTCCTTAAATAGCCTTTTAGCGAATTCCATAGCACCAGTCACAGATCACAAGGATTTTGATAAGTTAATCTCAACTCCCAGTATATCCCTCATAATTAATAAATAATGAGGAGCTACATTGGGATCTGCGATAACAATATCATCACCGAGTAATGCATAGTTGGTAAACCAACCAAGGAAACCAGCTCTCCGAGCCGCGATTTGCACTATCACATGATGTGTTAGAGCAAGCATCGGGAAGGAAGAGTAGGCCCCCATTGGTTGACCAACGGCATACCTATATGGTACCCACTTATCGTCTTCTTTTAGAAATCAATCTCGGTTAACGAGAAGATCTCTTCAAGCTAGCGCTGCTTCTTGATTTAAAATCAATCCAAGTATTTGAACTTGGAGAGCGATAGGTAGACGATCAGTGGCTGCACTAAGGTCATAACTGACTCTAAATGAGCCAGTTAAGTGCCTGAGAGGCGCTAATTGATCAAAAGTTCCGTCCTGTTTAATTTTGGATAATCCATCATTAATTCAGATGTGAAGAGGCTTAAAGAAACACTGAGTTCATCAATCTGTTATAGCAAAGACCCTTACTTTACCGGCAGCTTCAAATTTCTTTGAAAGCTTTCCGAGCATAAGAGGTTTCTTTGATATTCAAAGTTTAAACTCATTCCTTACATGTGTCTGTATACGACCACATTCTTCCTCGAAATCCCTAAAGAAATCGAGAGAGCCTGTGGCCCGAGCATAAGCTTCTAATGAAGCTAATAACTCAGGTTTCGTAGCAAACGTAAATGCATCGAATGGGGCAGATAAACTGCTAATTTTGAAATTCGGGCCCGCCGTAGTAATATTAAGACCTACTGCCGCTGCTGGTTTCCCAGTAAACGGAAGTAACTTAATAATTTCCTTGATCTCGGTAATTGGAAGCGTATCACTTAACCCCTGAAAAGGTTTAGTGATTGTTTCTAATTTGAGAACAGGATCGCACGGTCATACTCGATACAGATTTAAAACACTTAAGACGATCTTTAGAGATTTATTATCTCCTGCTTCAATTAATAACCGAAGCTTGGGAGGAATAATTCTCGGAAGACCCCTTGAGATACCTACGGGTATGCCTTCGGAGAGGACGATTGCCTTACGGCTTTCATCATCTTTTGAAACCCATACCATTACTAGACGATTACACTCCTTCAAGTATTTGGCCAATCATGCGTTTCCGCATTGTTGGTTCAAATATCGAATTTGTTTAATCATCATATAGTAATATTCTCTATGAGCAGAGTCAGGATTACACAAGAACAATAATACTCTTAACCAACCAGATAATTCCTTATCTTTTATGGTTACAGTATTGTTGAATTGTTGTTTTACTGATTTTGACATAGCGTAGATGTTTAAATGATGAACTCTTAATCGAAGTGGACCACTTTTGGTCTACTAGATCCGGTTTCCACCCGCCTTGCACGTCTTGAATCCCACTGGGAACCAATGTGACTACTAAATCACACGGGTTTTACCCGGGAAGAGGTACTACGACGGAATGGAAGATCATAGGATCAGCAGTGTCCCTTACGGGACCGAGCTGGTCAAGACTCTTAGGCCTAGTTCTCTATGAGTTTTCACTCTCAAGCATTATCTAGACCTAAATGCTACCATGTCAAGGTATTACAATAATTCTCTCCCTCGGGAGAGATAGTAATTATTCAACTACCTTAGTGTCCTCTGTAAACTGATTGCTTTGGAGTGACAAGCTCCTAACAGTCAATTACGTTACCAGACCTCTTATGATTTCGGAGGCGGCGGAGTAGGGTTTGACACAGGGAATATCCTGCGAAAGCAGGAGGGATCCCTCATTAGCGAAGCAATTCGC